CTTGGGGTAGTCAACGTAGCTGCAGAACCAGTAGTGTCTTGGTTGCCAGCCTCATTTACACCTGGGAGATCGATGTTTTGGGAACCATTGAAGGATACACCCCCGATAGTTCTTGGGGTCGTCAGAGTAGCGGCAGAACCTGACCATACACCACCAGACAGGGTCCCTGTTCCGTCAGTTATACTCGTACCTGACACTGCGCCGGTAAATATCCCAGCGGCACCGGATACATCACCACTAAATATCCCAGTGCCACCAGCAGATACGTTACCAATAAAGGTTCCTGCGACACCGGATACAACACCACTAGCTGTGATAGTAGTGGTGGATAAAGCACCAATAATTTGGGCATCATTTTGAACTTTCAAATCACCGAGAACATCTAGGGTGATGTTGTTAGAGTCTGCTGTGATGGCAGTATCTGTGGAAGAGTTTTGTGTATACCCAATTGATAAACGTTTGGGGTTTTCATCACCATGGTGAATGATTCCCACATTTTGATTGGGGTAATTAATTATAATTCCAGTATCCAGACCAGTTTGGGTATTGTTATGAGCGATACCGATGATACGGTCCTCCACAACTAAATCTGTATTTTTGATTTCGGTTATGGTTCCATTTCTAAATTGAACATTTCCTTGAATATCTAAATCCCCATATATATGAACATCACTATTAAATGTCCCAGCAGCACCGGATACATCACCAGTAAAGGTTCCCTTGACCCCGGATACATCACCAGTAAAGGTTCCCTTGACCCCGGATACATCACCACTAAATATCCCAGTGCCACCAGCAGATACGTTACCAGTGAACGTTCCATCAGTAGCTGATATAGTACCAAATGTGGTGGGAACGATATCTTGGGATCCATCGAAGGATACACCCCCGATAGTTCTAGCGGTCGTCAACGTAGCTGCAGAACCTGACCATGCACCACCAGACAAGGTCCCCGTTCCGTCAGTTATACTCGCACCTGATACATCACCTGTAAATGTCCCAGCGACACCGGATACATCACCGGTAAATGCCCCACCGACACTGGCTAAATCCCCATTTATATGAACATTACCAGCTGCGGTGAATGCTGTGGTGGGATTAGTAAACTGGATCGTGTGAGGGGTTGTGTTACCGAAACTAGTCACATATGACAATTCGGGCTCAATAGCAGTGGACGCCGAGGAACCCGACTCTGTTATTTCACCAGTAGTTTTATCATACATCAGAAGCACAATTTGGGAATCAGAAAAATCTTCCCTGAATCGGATGGGTGAGAGATACACGGCTCCGGGTCTAGTAGCTTGCATTTCAGTATTGCTGGCATTGAAAACAATTGTATTTTCAGCCTGGTCCTCTAGTGCGTGTTTACCAAAACGGATTTTAGTGGATCTCTCCACCGTCGGCAAATTCTTAACCATTTAATATAATCTGTGATTTTAATTTGCGTAAAGAAGTCCGGCCATCCCATTCTCTATGCGTAAAATGTTATAGTTGACTGCATAAATGGGGTGGTTTATGGGCATACTTTCACTGACAATTTTTACAGATTCTAGACGACTAAAGTTCAACGTTCCTGTTGGTTGTAGGGAACTAGTCGAAAGACAAAAGCAGTACAAGAAAAAGTCTGGTGAAGTGACAAAATTGGTGTGATAGTATGCCATGATATCTATGAAATGTGGTTTACCCCATCGAGGTGTGCACAGGTCTAGACCGTTAATTGTTATTTTTACCTTGTTGGTTGGAGAAGTCAGGGCGCCATCTGTTGTGGTGTCTGAGGAGGCTATATACTTAACAGGGTGATTGAAGTACAATTCTTGGGTGGTGTGATTAGAAGCTATATTCTTTTGAACTTGTGTGATCAAGAGATCATGTTTTCTGGAAGCAATATTTCCTCGCTCTTCATTGTCCAAATAATAATAGTTGGCATACATTTCAACATTGTAATTGGACGCCTGGCTAGCCCAATGTATACGAACTTCGACGTTATGATAATTCAACGCCACGAGGGGTAAAGCACATTGTGGACCTTCACAGAAGAAGAAACGTAAAGGATAAAAGTAGGAACGTGCGCTCACACCTGGATGTGTTCCGTTGGCACTTTTAGAAACGTTTTGAGCAAAAGTATCGATGGCGATCTTCTCGGTAAAGATGGAATCCTGTGTGTCTATCACAGATCCACCTATGAGAAGCTCGACCTTGTCGATGATGTTATCCCACCGCTGACTATCCAGGGCCTGATTTGTATCATCTAGAGTGAAGTACACGTACCCCAAAAGGTCGCCTGATCGTTCGAATTGAACGCTTGACATGGAATTATTTTTCACCGCTCCATAAATGGTTTGTTTTTCAATGGATTGTGAAAAATTAGAATGTCTTTTGAATGTGGAACTAAAGAACGATATCTCCGGCTTACCCATGATATACTCATCCTGGGCACCGACGGCTATAAGTTGAGTTATACCGGCTGACATCGTTTGTTACAATTAAACAAGAAAAATTACATATTGGGTTTCATACAGACAAATTTTATGATGAGAAAATTTGGTGTGCCTGTGGTGTTGGGTGTAATAAGTTCACCCACTTGATTATAAATATTGACTGTGAATCGGCCAACACGACGAATTGGGTTGATATATTGTGTGCTCACATCATAATCATCCTTGAAGTTATTGATATGGTTACTTGTTCCTACTGCTGTAATATCAGAAATGAGGCTCGCAAAAGATCCTCTAACCTTACCGATTGTGCCTGCACCATTTAACGTCATGGTTGCCCTATCGTTGAAGTTACTATCGAGTTCCTTGATGGATATATAGATATGTTGATTCGACGTTTTTGTGTGGATGTGGGAGGCCACAAGTTTAGCCTGAACAACATTTTGCAGTGGGTTTTCCAAATAGCATGTAAAAGTATTGGCACTTTGTCCAGTAGAATCAAGAGTTATTGTGTGATACTCGTAATTGAGATCTGGGATTGGGTGCACCATTTATATACACTTAGATTAAAGATCCACCAATTCCGTCTGTGATGGAATAACCAGCGTGAGCACTCACAAGATCTTGAGCACCACAGAGTCCACCCGGGGTGAGAGACTTGGTGTAAGGGCTACCTTTGGGGGACCCAGGGACACATTCTTCTTTATGCTCGAGATCAAAAATAGATTTTTCACTGATAGCATTGACGGTGATTGGCCTGGGTTGATAATTGCTGGACCCACCCTGTATGATTGCCAGAACAGAGATGAGAGACATGAGGACCACGATGTACATCAAGCCGTTGCGACTGGTTTTGTTAAGGTTGAACATTTTTACTATATAATTAGATTTTTTTAAAGTGCGTTAAAGATAATTTTTTTAGTTTCTACAGAGAGAGTAGATGGACGAAGATATCATTCTTGATAGAGGACACACAACTGTTATGAAATTAGATGCTGATGAACAGGCGCTTATGGACGAGATAGAGATTTCTGTTCCACAGCATAGACCAGTGCAGCGTCCTCAGAAAACCTCGTATGGACCACGACCACCTGTACAACACCAGGAAGCGATGGATGCTTTTGTAAATCCTAACAAGCAGTCCGTCCCCAACCACACGGCACAGACTGAGGAAATTGATTACGGGGAGGACGACATGGGCTACGATGAGGATAATATGGGTGCTCCAGAAATGCAGGAGGAGAAACCTTCCAAAGGGTATACTTCCATAGATGAAGAAAAGTCGGATCTTCTAAATAAACTTGCTCGTCTAGAGAAGAAGGGATTTACTGTGAACAAACGTCTCACCGCGTATTCGAATGTGGATGAACTCCGTGCCGAGGTTAAACGGATTACTTACAGCATAGATGTAGAACACTCTATTAGATTCTCGAGGCGTATGTTAGTGGCTTGTGTCACTGGTCTAGAGTTTCTCAACAAGAGATACAACCCCTTTGAGGTTCAATTGGAGGGTTGGTCTGAATCCATCATGGAAAATGTTGATGACTATGATACTGTATTTGAGGAATTGTATGTCAAGTATAGATCCAAGGTCAATGTCGCACCAGAGGTGAAGTTAATCATGATGCTCGGGGGTTCGGCGATGATGTTCCACTTGACTAACAGTATGTTTAAGACTGCGATACCAAACATGAATGACGTCCTCAAGCAAAACCCCGATTTGGTGAAGAACATGATGTCGGCGGTTCAAAACACTAATAGGAACCCTGGTGAAAATACAGGAGAACCACCGATCGGGGGGACCGGTAATTACGAAATGAGGGGACCCGGTATGGATATTTCCAGTTTGATGGGTGGTGTTATGATGCCCCCTCCACCCCCGATGAACACTACTCTCACCACCTCCACCCCAACAATCGAGGATGAGGATGAATTCTCTGACATCGTCTCTATTTCAGGCGAATCTACCGGGGGTGAGGTGAAGGAAGTGAATGTCGACGCGTCAAAACCCAAGAGGGTTCGACGTAAAAAGAAGACTGAAATAAATCTCTAAAGTATATTATAAATGATAGCGTATTGTCCGCTGGAGGAACTAGAACCACCTCCCCCACGACAACAGGTAGTTGTCAGTGAAACCAAGCCCGAGAAGGGGCCGTTGGGTGATGAAGATACTGAATTAAATTATGTCATCATAGCGTTCATCGTTGGCGTAATATTATTAGCCGTCTCTGATTCTATCAGGGCATAAATGGTAATCTACTTTGGGGTTTTCCCTCATTTTAAATTAACTAAACACTTCCCACTGGGAAAAGTATCCTTTTGTTCTTCTACAAATTTTCCATGAATTTTGAATCCCCCGTTCCTATATATTTTCGATCGTTTGTAGAACATAGCGGTGAACACCGACCACGGGTCGTGAATATCGTAGATGTGGGGGTTGTTTTTCTTTCCTTTGGTTTCCCTCATGATACGACCAATACTTTGAGTGATATCAGATTTGGGGGAAGCTAGAATGACAGTATCGAGGGTTGGAATATCTAGACCCTCGTGGGCTTGACTGAATGTAGCGAAGATTATCTTCTTTTTTGAAGACTCTTGGAGGGCAGCTTCCTTCATACCCCCCATATACAGACCAGAAGTTGTTGGGAAACATTGATGAAGTAGTTCACAATGCAATCTCCTATCACTGAGGACCAGTAACTGACGTGTCCCATATGAAGCTTTTTTTACGAGTTCCACTAACATTTTGTTCCTCACTCTATCCTCGACTAGATATGTAATCATGTTTGGCATGGATATTTTACCATTTCTCATACTGGGGGGTGGATTCTTATAACTCGGGGAATCGAATGTGATGGGAAAAACTTCAACTTGATCTTGATTCTTTCTCTCCACCGCGAAAAAGGTTGGACCCATAAACCAATGAAGCACTTTGGTGAGACCATCCTTTCTCTCGGGTGTCGCAGAGAGGCCGAAGATGTGTTTTGGACACATTTTAAATAAACTCTGACTGAAAACTTTTGCGCATATGTGGTGTGCTTCGTCAACGATAAGTGTTCCAATAGTATCGAAATCGTCATACGAATATTCCTTTAGGGAGAGGGATTGTAGCATCGCTATCACGAAATCACAGTTGACCTCCTTCTTGTCTTGTCTGACTATACCTATAGTGGCACCCGGACAAAACTGTTGAATTCTTTCCCTCCATTGGTCAGCTAAAAATTGTTTGTGAACCACAATCATTGTGCGATACCCAAGTTTACAGGCTATGGCCAAGGATACCGTCGTCTTCCCATACCCACATGGTAAAGACAGGACACCATGGCCTGCTTGAATTGCGGCGTTAAATGCCTCGTTTTGGTTTGTAGCGTCGCGGAGTTGTCCCGTGAATTTGGCTGTATTTTTTGCTGGTTCTGGTCGTCTATCTTGTTTTGGCTCTCCAACCCTATCAGTTCCGTAGAATCTTGGAACGCAGATTCCA